TTTAGAATACATCCCTTTGTTTGATCCTGAGAAACCAACAGGCAGACAAATATTTGTTTCAAAAGAATACAGACCTGATTTAGATGCTTATCCTTTGCCTGATTATGTGGCGAGTGCTGTTTATGCAGAAGTAGATGTTGAATTGTCTAATTATCGTTTAAATGCAATTAAAAGTGGTTTTAATGCAGGAACAATTCTTAACTTCTCAAATGGCAGACCAACTGAAGAAGAAAAAGAGGAAATTGAAGCTAGACTAAAAGAGAAATTTACCGGAACAGATAGAGCAAATAGTTTACTAATTACATTTAGTGGCAACAAAGATTCTGCACCTACAATTGAACATTTAACACCTCAAAACGTAGATGCTCAGCTAACAGAATTAAACGACCAGGTTATTCAAGAACTAATTATTGGACATCACATTCCTAACCCTATGCTAGTAGGTATTAAAACAGCAGGAGAGTTAGGAACTAAAGACCAGATAAATGATTCTTACGAACTTTATAAAAATACTTACATTATTCCTAATCAAGCTGAAATTGAGAAAGACTTTAACTATTTACTTAAATTAAAAGGATTTTCAAATCGTATTTATTTAAAAGAGTTAGATCCTATCGAAGAACAGTTACCTATTGAAGAAAAGATTAAGGTAATGACTAAAAATGAGGTTCGTGAAATGTACGGATTACCTCCATTAGAAGAAGAAGTTAAGCCTATTGTTTCAAGTGCTATCCATAGATTTGACGACCATGTATGTGAACATTCTTTTGCTTCTCAAAGTGAAATTGATGAAGTAATTGAAATATTCAAAATGTTTGGAGACGATAGAGAAAATTACGAAGTTATTGAGCAAACCTTTATGAACGAGGATAATCGCTTTGAATTTGCAGTCGATGTAAGTCCATTAAGCAAACAAATTAAAAGAGACATTGTTGGCTTATTAGATAAAGACCCATTAATGGATAATAAGACAATTGCAGATACTTTAAGAATTAAAGAAGATAGAGTATCTGACTTAATCAATGACATGGTTAAAGAAGAACTAATCAAGGTTAAAGAAACAAACACAGGCGGACAAAAAAAAGATATTAGAGTACCAACAACAGAAGCTATTAGAACATCAAACAAAATAGGCACAGATACCGAAGATTATAAGATAATGTACACTTATGAATGGAGAACAGGAGTTAAGCCTGACAAAAGAAATTCAAGAGAATTTTGTGTTAAGTTATTGGATGCAAATAAAATGTATTCAAGAGCGCAAATAGAACAGATTAGTAAGATAGTAGGTTATGATGTTTGGAATTATCGTGGTGGTTGGTGGACTCGTAAAGGTGGACAAACAAGAACACCATTCTGCAGACATGTATTTGCAGCGAATGTAGTTAAGATAAAAAAGTAAAATGTATTTTGTAGACACGAAAATATTTAGTATATTGCATAAAAATAATTTTATGAAATACACTATTTATTTATTAAGATGCCCATTAACAAAAGATGTTAAATACGTTGGAATGACTACTAATGTTAAAAGAAGATATTATAAACATTGTGCTCCATCTAACAAAGATAACTATGCAAAAAATCAATGGTTAATTGAATTGAAAAAAAATAAAACTTTACCATTATTAGAAATATTACATTCTAATATAGAAGTTAAAGAAGCTATTGAATTAGAAAAAAAATATATTAATGAATATGATAATTTATTTAATATATTGGAAGGAGGTCTTATGCCACCTACACAAAAAGGTAAAAAATTTTCAGAAAAAACAACACAGAAAAAAATTGAAACAAGTCCACTTAAAAAAAGAGTAGGACAATTTGATAAAAACAATAATTTTATTTCTGAATTTTTTGGAGTTAGAGAAGCGCAAAGACAAACAAGAATAGACCATAGAAGCATTGCTGCTGTTGCTTCAGGTTCTAAAATAAGAAAAACAGCGGGAGGTTTTATTTGGAAATATATTTAAATAATGGCAACAGTATTATTATTAACAGCAACTTACATTAAGGATTACACATTTGTAGATCCTAATGTAGATGAAAAATACTTAAGAATTTCTATTGAAGAAGCGCAAAAGATTCACATTAGAAATTATATTGGTTCGGGTTTATACGATGAAATAATAAGCCAAGTAAGTACAAATACATTATCGGCTTTAAACACTACCTTATTAGATAATTATATAATCCCTGCTCTTAAATGGTGGGTAATGGTTGAGGCTGCACCTTTTTTAACTTATAAGGTAACAAATAAGAACATTGTAAAAAAGAATAGCGACAACAGTACAGGAGTTGATTTTAATGAGTTAAATTCTTTTATGAACTTAGTTACTGATAAAGCACAATACCATACTAAAAGATTAATTGATTATTTATTTGAGTATTCAGACCAATACCCGTTATATGATAATCCTGGCGATGGCTTTGATACTATTTACCCACAAGGTTATTCGTATGAAGAAAGTATTTATTTAGGCCGTAACCGTTCAATATTTAGTTATGAAGAAAAATTTGAAAAAAGAAAACGTTACTAAAAAGAGTGGATATAAACTCTTTAATAAAATTGAAATATTAAAAAAATTTTTGAATGATAACGTTAAACCAAGTAATAAAAAACCTAAATAATATTGCAAACGCACATTATCAAATTAATTCTTTTGGTAATGGTAGTGTTATAGAGTTTGCGACTAGCGGAATAACTGAATACCCTGCAATGTGGGTAGATTACGAACCACCTTTATTACAAGGAAATGCTTATACTCATGTTTTGCGTATCTATGTAATGGATAGATTGATTAAAGGCAAACAAAATGAGTTAGAGTTATTCAGTGATATTCAGCAAATATGTTTAGATATTATTGCACAGCTTAACTCAACTATTTATGGTTGGAAATTAGTTAGCGATAACGTTACTTTAAATCCATTTAGTGAACCTAGATTTGATGATGAAGATGCAGGTTACTACTTTGATGTTAATCTAAAAGTGCCTTTTACTTATGATAGATGCCAAATACCATTTGATTCAACTATAACGAATGCAGGAACATCAAACCTAGTTACTATTGTAAATCAAAATGGAACTGTTATAACGACTTTAAAAGGCGGTGAGAGTTACACAGTAATACAAGTTAGTGCAATTGATGGAGGGGCTTCAAATACAACTTATACAAATTCGATAATACAAGCATGAGTACAATAACAGCACAGATACAACTTAGAAGAGATACTTCTGCAAATTGGACTTCTAATAATCCTATTTTATTAGCAGGTGAAATGGCTTTAAGTACAGATGTACTTTATACAGGAACAGACCAGCCACGTTATAAGATAGGCAATGGAGTTGATACATGGTTAAATTTAGATTATGTTCCTGAAGGTAGTGCAGCTTATCCTGAAAACTTATTTTTAACAGTTGTAAATAAAACAGGCGATAATTTATTGGCTTCAGGTTACAAAGTTTTAAAAGTACAAACAGCGCAAGGTCAAAAATTAGCAGTTGATTACGCCTTAGCAGATAGCAATGGTAATTCAGTAGATACAATTGGAGTTGTTTCTGAAAATATTAATAATAATCAAACAGGAAAAATAATTGTAATTGGTGAGATTACAGGATTAAACACAACAGGAAGTTTACAAGGTGAAACTTGGAATGATGGTGATGTTCTTTATCTTAGTTCATCAACACCTGGCAATCTAACAATAACACAACCTATTGCACCTAATCATTTAGTTGTAGTTGGTTATGTAGTTTACGCACATCCTAATCAAGGTAAAATCTATTGTAAGGTACAAAACGGATGGGAAATCGGGGAGCTCCACGATTGTTACTTGCCAAGTCCTTCAAATAATGATGGTATTTTTTGGAGTTCAGGAACTACTCGTTATGAAAATAAAAGCATTGCTAGTGTTTTAGGTTATACATTAGGGACTAATTTAAAAACAGTAATTGATTCAAAAGGTTATATTCAAAGCTTTAATTTTAATGCTTTTAGTCCAGCAGATGCAACAACATATTATATAGGTGTCAATGTTTCATCACCATTTACAACTGATACAAGCATTAGACTAATATCATTAAAAACAAGTACACTTAAAAAAGTAGCTATAACAAGTCGACAAACTCTCGGAACGAGTGAAAATTCATCATTTGCATTAGGTGTAAATGGAACTTATACAACATTTACAAGTTCTATTAAATTTGATGGAAATCCTAATAGTAATACATTAATAACTGGTTTATCAATTAATGTAACTGAAGGTGATGTATTAACTCTAAGATGGATAACTCCAACATGGGTTACAAATCCAACATCAATTAATTGTAATATAGATTTATATTTTGAATAATGTTTACATACGAAATTAAACAAGAAAATGGAAAGTATAATATTTATTATTATACTAACAATGAGCTTGAGACAATTGAGTTTTATGCTTATGAATTAAATAATCCACAAACTATAATTCGTTATGGTTACAAAGAAAAAAAATAATGGTACTTTAAAAAATAAAACAACATGGCAAACGCATTAAGACTAACAGCAAATGGTGGATGTGAATATATTGATAACACAACAGCAAGAACAGGTAAAAAATATTACTGTTTTATTGTTCAAGCTGACACAGTAGTAGGCACATTAACAGGTGGCTTTGCTCCCGATACTACAACTAACTATTTAACATCAATTGGTTTAAGTGGTAAAACATTAAAGCAAGGGGCAATTATTTACGCTCCTGGTGATGCTGTATTTACTAATCTTACTTTAACAAGTGGTTCAATTATAGCTTACGCAGAATGAGACTAAGTTTAGGAATAACACCTAAAAGCTATTTTAATTTAGCTGTGCCAAATGATACAGACGCACAGGCTTTTATTACAGCAGCAGGAATAACAGACGCTACTCAACAAAGCGCAGTTAATCAACTTGTATTAAATTTAAAGAGTGCTAACATTTGGACTAAGATGAAAGCTATCTATCCTATTGTTGGCGGGACAGCAACTACTCACAAATGGAATTTAAAAGACCCAAGAGATTTAGACGCTGCATTTAGGTTAACGTTTTCAACAGGATGGACTCATTCAAGTAATGGTATGCAAGGTAATGGTACAAGCTCATTGGCTGATACTTTTATCACACCTTCATTAATATTATCTTTAAATAATACTCATGTATCAATATATTCAAGAACAAATAACTTTAATGCTTTTACTACTGATGTTGGAGTGCAAGACGGTTCATCTAATTCCATTACTTTATCTTTAAGAAATAATTCTGACGCTTGTAATACGAGAATAAATGAAGGTTTTACAGCATCATGGGGTACAAATACAAATTCAGCATGTTTTTTTATTGGAAATAGAACAGCATCAAATGTTAGGAAAACTTTTATCAATGGAATTTTAGTTAATAATAATACTACTGCTTCAACTGGATTAGCAACAACTAAAATAGGAATAGGAGCAAATTATTATAATAATTTACCTGGTTCATCTAATTATTTTTCTAATCGTCAATATGCCTTTGCTTCAATAGGTGATGGCTTAACAGATACAGAAGCAGCTAACTTCTATACTGCGGTTCAAAATTACAACACAACTTTAGGGAGGCAAGTATAATGGAAGGAAGAATAGTAACAAATCAACAAGCAAATGAATTACAAGGCGTATTCATTGATGCTGACACATTTTTCAACTTTGTTCAAGATATAAACGGATTTTACTTTTTATTTTTAAGTGAACAAGATGAACAAGATGTATTAAATACGGAATACGCTTATTTATTAGATATTCCATTAAGTCCATACACACCACCACCAACACCACCATTTCCACCAATTAATTAAAATATAAAATGAAAAATTTTTTAGAATATATTAAAAAGTATGGAGCTACAGCAGTATTAGTCGCGTGGTTAATGCATACTAATTATCGAGTAGCTGTATTAGAAAGCAAATTGTATTCGTGTTTAGAACGCAATCAATTTATGCAGCAATACCAAAAACAAAATGCTTTTATTTTACCTAAACAATTAAGTTATGAAACTGAAGGTAATTCGTGAAGTAAAAACAGAAGTTAGTACAATAGGAAGACTTTATGTTAACGAGAAGTTTTTTTGTTATACATTAGAAGATAAGGATAGAGGACTTAAACAAACAGATAGTTTACTTTTAATTCAAGCTAAAAAGATTTTTGGAGTTACTGCAATTCCTTCAGGTAGTTATGAGTTGATAGTTAACCTTAGTCCTAAGTTCAAAAGAATGTTACCAAGAATACTTAATATAAAAGGTTTTGACGGTGTTCTCATGCACAGAGGGAACTCAGCAGACCATTCGCTCGGCTGTATTTTAGTAGGCTATCAAAAAGGCGATAATGCTATATTCGATAGCACTAAGGCTGAGAATGATTTGGTTAACTTAATATTGTTGCATAAAGATGAAAAACATTCTTTAGAAATTCTATAAATCAAAAAAGCACCCAGAAGGATGCTTTTAAGAGTTGAAATTTATATGAAAAACACAAAGAACGAAGAGCAAAAATAAACAATTTAAAACAATATACAAATGTTATTACAATTAGTAAATGATACACTAACAACAGTAGTTAGTGAAGTAGTTAATACAGCTGTGGCTGTACATGAGGTTACAGGTGGCGGTTCTTTCATTAATGGAGTTGATAATTCAGTAGTCGGATCAATAGTTACTTTATTAGTAGCTGCTATCATTCGCCATTGGGAAAAGAAAAAGATAAAAAAGAGAGCGAATAAGGATTAAAATTTTCTTATTGATTTTCAATTAGTTAGCAATTATTATAAAAAATAGTTGCTTTTTTTTTATATGCTAATGTTAAAGTGATTAATAAATAGTTTAAATTTGCTTTATATTTAAAAACACAAAGTTATGAATACAATAGAAAAAAACACAATCCTAACAGCAACTTCAGTATGTGATTCAAACTGTAAATGGACTGCAAAAGTATTAGAACGTAAAGGCAATTTTATTATTGCTTTAGTTGATGGCGAAATAGTTCGCAAAAAAGTAAAATCATTTAACGGTGAAGAATACGTTATGCTTTTAGGTTCTTATTCAATGGCTCCTATATTTAAAATGAAATAATAAAAAAGGGGGTGCGCATCTTCAACGCACAATTTAAAAAACAAAGAACATGAAAATCACAATCGAACGAAAAGAAAAAGTACAAATGGAAATACAACTACCATTATTTACTAAACAACACTACCATTATTACATGGTAGAAGAAACAAGAACCACAGTTTTATTTTTAGGTGAGTTTGAACATTCAATTCAGGTTACTCAACACATGATGCAATACCCATGCAGCTATGAGCAAATAACAGAAAAAGAATATAACGAAGTATATAACACAATTAAAAAACAAATTTATGAATAACTCTAATCAAATAGAACTTAATAATAACCTTGAATATTGGTATGGTTATATAGATGCTAACTTAGTTAACTACAATAGAATTAATATAAGTAATGTAAGTTTAGATAATACAACAATGGAAATGTTTATTACAGATACTGAAACTCAATTTTGTTTTGACTTCTATAAAAAAAGTCAGGTAGTTGGTAAGCATAAAATCTTCATCGGAAATAACCAGCTTGAATTTGATTGGAATTTACAGTTCAGTCAGGAACTAATTAAAATGTTTAAAAGCATAGATACTAAAAACCAAATAGCAATATGAAAATACCAGAAACAATTAAAACTAAAATGAATGAGTATTATACTCATGGAGACCACACAAAGCTAAAGCGTTATGGAATAACAAAGAAAAAGTATTTCAGCTTAGTTACAATCGGCAAGGCTTTTAAAGAAGGAGAATGTAAAGACGAACTGTTAGATGTAATTGATGAATTTTATAACTTAAAAATTAAAAAGTATGGAAAATAAATTTTATATAGAAGGATTAACAAAAAGAAGTTTATACACTTTAAATGATATTCATCAGAAAGAAAGTGAACTTTATGATACTGCTAAAAAATTAGCAGAATTAAAAAAAGCAGAACTTTATGACCAAAATTTGACAGAAAAATACTATCTACTTCAAAATCAGATAGAAACAATTACAGATAATTTTTTAAATTATAATTCAGTTAAAAATTAATTATTAAATTTGTAACCATGAAAACACAAGAACAAGCAATCCTCGATGCCTTATTAGGTGGGCAGGTTATTACAGGCTCAAATGCCTATCAGATAACTAAAAAAGAATGTGCCTGTGGCACACTTAACCTTCACAAAGTATTAGCTAAAATTAGAAAGAAAGGTTACACTATTAATGAGGAATGGCGCATCAACTCTAAATCTAATACACGCTTCAAAGAATTTACAATAACCAATAAAAAACAAAAGAAAAATGGAAACTAAAAACAACTCAGGCGCAATCTTCAAGAATGACAAAAAAACATCTGAAAAAGCACCAGACTACAAAGGCAAAGTAAATGTAAATGGTAAAGAAATGGAAATCAGTTTATGGTTTAAAGAAAGCCAAAAAGGAACTAAGTATTTCAGCGCATCATTCCAAGAACCATTTAAAAAAGAGAATGAGACAAAGACTTACTCAAACGAAACAAAGTACACACCTAAAATAGAAGATGATGGGCTACCATTTTAGTCTATTCACTACAAAAAAGTAAAAATAAAAAGAATTAAATCAATCTATTATGAAAACACAGGAACAAAAAACAGAAAAAGAATTAACAAACATTGAAAAGTTTATTGCAATTCAAAATGAATTAAAAGTACCAAAAGGAAATTTAAACAAATTTGGTAATTATAGATACAGAAGTGCTGAGGATATACTTGAAGCCTTAAAACCTATTCTTTTTAAATATAAAGCTGTTTTTAAATTAAGCGACAAATTAGTTAAAATAGGTAATAAAATATTTGTAAAAGCAATTGCAAGAATAAAAATAGGGGATTTTAAAGAATTTGCTTTCGGATATGCAGAACTTTCAGAACACAAAGGAATGAGTTCAGAACAGGCAACAGGAACAGCTTCAAGTTATGCACGTAAATACGCTTTAAATGGTTTATTCTTAATTGATGAAACAGAAACCGATGCAGACCATGATAATAAAAAAGAAAGCGATGCAGACAATAATAATAAAAAAGAAACACCTAAAAAGCCTATCTTAAGAGCAGATACAGATAAGTTTGGAGATGCTGTTGAGTATTTAATGAAAGGTGGCTCAATAGATGCTATAAAGGCAAAATATGAGGTTAGTCAAGAAGTAGAAACTAAACTAATAAAATCAATCTAATGGAAAGCACAATTGTTAATTGGTCGGTAGTTAATGAAGACCAAATTTATGATGTATTTCTTAAAATGATATATTTTGAAGATATGTCTGAAAAATGCAATTATTCAATTAAAAAATTTCATTCAGATGTTGTTGGCTTTGGTATTAAACACAAAGCAATAAAATCAGATTGGGATGTGAAAAATTTTGTTTTTGAATTGATAAACATCCCTTTTGATTATGAAAATATGACTGATAATCAAATGAAATTTTTAAGAGCAATTTCAAAAAGATATTTAATAACTCCATTAAAATTTAAGTTAGAAGATTATATTAATGAAAAAAAACAAATGAAATTTAATTAATTATGGAAAGCACAATAGAAATATACAGCCCTGAATGGTTTATAAACCGACAAGGTAATTTCACAGGAAGTGAAATTTGGAAGTTAATGAGTGAACCTCGTAGTAAAAAAGATAGCCTATCTAAAACAGCAGAAACTTATATTCTCGAAAAGGTATGGGAAAAGTTAAGTGGTGAGGTTAAGCAAGGCATTAATAACTTTGCAACTGAATGGGGAAACGATAACGAACCTATCGCTAAAAAGTTTTACACATCGGTAACTAGCAATGAAGTTAAAGATAGCTTAATGCTTTACTCAAATGAAATACAAGGCTTAACAGGAAGCCCAGATGGCTTAGTAGGCGAAGATGGCTTAATTGAAATAAAGTGTCCTTTTAATGGCGCAAATCATTTAAAACATTGCTTTATTACAAACGATGAAACATTTTTAAGTGAACAGCCTGAATACTATTACCAAATGCAGTGCTATATGTTATTATCAGGCAGAAAGTGGTGTGATTTTGTTTCTTTTGATCCTCGCATTATTTCTGACTTAGGATTGTTTATTTATAGAGTAAATGCTAATGAAGAGGTAATCGAAAAAATGACTGAAAAAGTTAAGTTAGCAAGGGAACTATTTAATCAATATTTTGAATCTTTTAATGGAAAGAAAGGTTAAAAATAAAAAGTGCAAGGAGTGTGGTGGAAACTTCACTCCTTTTAAAACAACTCAAATCGTCTGTGGTGCTAAATGTGCAGCTAAATTAGCAGAAACTAAGGTATGGAAGGAAAAGAAAAAAGTAATGATTGAAAACACCCGTACTCGCACAGAATGGCTTAGTTTACTTCAAATAGTCTTTAATAAGTATATTCGATTAAGAGATGCAGATAAACCATGTATTTCATGTGAAAGACCATTAACAAGTAAATTTGATGCTGGACATTTTCTTAGTGTTGGCAGTTACCCAAACTTAAGGTTTAATGAAGATAACGTACATGGGCAATGTGTTTACTGCAATCAACATCAGCATGGCAATCAAATTGAATACGGGTTAAGATTACCTTTAAGAATAGGTCAAGATGCTTACAATAGACTAATGAATAAAAGAGGGGATGCGCTTAAATTAACATTAGATGAAATAAAAGAACTAATTAAAATTTACAAATTAAAAATCAAAGAACATGGAAAATTATAAAGATGGAGACAAAATAAGAATATGGTTAGAAGATAACATGGAATCCGAAGGTGGCACATGGTGTTATGGTAAAATAGAAGAAATAAAAATTATTAAAAAAATCTTTGTTCAGGATGGGTTTAAACTTGATCCTGAAAACGAGATTGAAGATTTTAAAGGTTACAAAATAGAAAAATTATAATTATGGAAAAAGCACTAACAACTGAACAGGCAAAAGTAGAATTTGAATCACATCTTCTAATTGGTTTATTTAAATCAACAGTTGAGCAATCAACACAATTAACTGGTAAATTTAAACATAAGATGAAAGCTGATTTTAATCTATGGCAAAAACAAGGCTTTAAAATAGTTGAAGAACTTGAAAAAAGAAACATAACAGACGTTGAGTACTTAGATAAAATAGGCGATATTTATCATACTATGAACTCAAATATGCGTGAAGAATTTTACAAAGGTTTGAAATCATGAAATTAACTGATAAAATAGAAATTACTAATGAAGATAACATGGTTTTAATGGCTCGATATCCTGATAACTATTTTGATTTGGCAATAGTTGACCCGCCTTATGGGATTGATGCCGATGTGAAAAACTCACAAAACAAAGTGCAAAGTAAAAAATCAGCAACTAAATCAAAAAAGTATGGCTCTCAATTATGGGATGCAAATATCCCAACAGATGAGTATTTTGATGAGTTGATGAGAATTAGTAAAAAGCAGATTGTTTGGGGTGCAAATTATTTTGGGTTAGTTGGTGGAATGATTTATTGGCATAAGAATGTAACAATGCCCACTTATAGTACTGGAGAATTGGCTTGGGTTAGTTGGTTAAATAAATTAGACTTTATTGATATAGCGTGGCACGGAATGATACAACATGATATGAAAAACAAAGAAACGAGAATACACCCCACTCAAAAACCCGTAGCACTTTACAAATGGATTCTTGACAAATACGCGAAAGAAGGCGACAAGATACTTGACACCCATCTAGGCTCAGGCTCAATAGCAATAGCTTGTCACGATTATGGTTTTGATTTAACCGCCTGTGAATTAGATAAAGAATACTTTAATAAGGCAATAAAAAGAATTAACAATCATGTTGCACAATTAAAATTAATTTAGTATATTTGCACTATCGGAGTAACGACCGATTTCAAGAAATACAATCACATTAAAACATTTAGCCTCTAAGTGTTCAGGTGCAGAGTGATTGCTGCATGGTTTCGTAAACCAACTGAACATTTAGGGGTTTTTTAATTTATAAAATTGTGAGAAAATCATTTATATTACATATTGATAGTTTAGGTATTTTAAATGAATTAACTGATGAACAAGCTGGTCAATTATTTAAACTTATTTATAATTATTATAACCCAAACAAACCCATTGAAACCCAAATAACCCAATTGGTTAATTTGGCTTTTTATCCATTTAAAAGTCAATTTGAAAGAGACTTACAGGCATATAATAAAGTATGTGATAGGAATAAAAATAATGGTATGTTAGGAGGTAGACCTAAAAAAAATAACCCAAACAAACCCAAAAAACCCGATAATGATAATAAGAATAAAAATAATAATGATAATGATAATAATAATGATAATAAAAATAATAAGAATTTACCTGCTCTTAAAAATAAATATTTAGATTCAATTACTCTTTCAGATATTGAATATAATAAATTATTATCTGAATATGCTCAGCATGAGGTTGATTGGATGATTGATTGTTTAAATAATTATAAAATGAGTAGTGGTGTTAGATACAAATCAGATTATCATGCTATTTGCAAGTGGGTTAAAGATGCTTTTAGAAAAGCAAAGGTTGATTTTATTAAAGACAATAATACAAGCGAAGTAAGAATAGCAACAGCAATGAAAGCAATTGAAAACATTAACTGGGACGATTATACAAACCAACTATGAATCAAATAACAACAACAAATGGATTTTCAGCTTTAGAAGTTGAAGCCATGCAGAAACTAAATGATTATTTAAAAACATTCATTGAAGTAAAAAATGAAGTTAAAATAATTCATAAAGACAAACAGGAAGTATTAACTCAACTTTATGCAATCGTAATTAAGACAATTGAATTAAGCGGTGAAAACAAAAAATACAACTTAGATAATCAAACTATTAAAAACGTAGCTGGTTTTGTTTATGAGTACGTTTTAGAAAATTATAAGGGTGCAACACTATCCGAGCTAAAAAAAGCGTTTAAAATGGGAATAAGTGGTGAATTTGGTGAATTTGTAGGGTTTGGTACTGTAACATTCACTAAGTTTATTAAAAGTTACATGAGCTATTCAAAAAGAGAACAAGCTATTAAAGAATGGTTTAAATACCAAACACCTACAACTGAAAAGCCAATCACTAAGTTTTTTGAGCAAAATTTACAGATAGCTAATTACTTTTTTAAAGTATGTGAAGAAAAAAACTCGGAGCGATTCCATACAATTTTAAACCATGAAGACAATGTAATGCACTTACCTTCTATTTATGAGTTCCTATATGCTAATTATCAAATATCATTTACCGAAGAAAGCAAAGAAATAATTAAGAAAAAAGCTAAAATCAAATACAATAATTATATTAAAAAGTCAGGATTAAAAGATGCTGATTCAAAAGGTTATCAAAAAATAATTACTTCAGTAATAGATAATCAAAATAAAACATTTGATAATTACCTTAAAACACAGGCTTTAATCTTTTTAACTTTAAAACTAAAGCAACAAGGTAAAACATTTGATAATTTAAAAAGAATATGAAAATAATAAATTCATTAAGTGGTGGCAAAACTTCAAGTTACATGGCATTCCATTATCCAGCTGATTATAATATATTTTCACTTGTTAGAATAGAAGATGTTAATTGTAAACCAAAAGATAAAAGTTTAATTAAATATGTTTCTGATAAAATAGGAATGGAATTTATAGCAACAGCAGAAAGTGATAAAACTCTTTATGTTATGAGAGACCTCGAACAATTAATTGGAAAAGATATAATTTGGGTAAGTGGGCAAACATTTGAAAAAGTGAATGGTAAAAGGTTACCTAATCAACAATGGAGATTTTGCACAACTGAAATGAAAATGCGCCCAATATTTGACTGGTGGTTTAAAAATATATGTGAAAAAGTTAAAATGGGAATAGGTTTTAGATATGATGAAAAAGAAAGAGCTGAAAGATTAACAACTAAATTTAAAGGAATAGTAGGTAAAAGAGGAATAAAAAATAAATGGGAAGAAATTGAATGGAGAGAAGGTTACTTTCCTTTAATTGAAAATAAAATAAATCATTACCATGTAAATCAATGGGCTAAAAATACTAATTTATTGTTTCCTGAAGATTCAAATTGTGTAGGCTGTTTTTGGAAACCAGTCCAACAATTAAGAAAAAATTGGAATGATGAACCTGAAAAAATGCAATGGTTTGCTAATCAAGAAAATAAAATAAAAAGAACATTTAAAAAAGAAATTACCTATGAACAAATAAAATCAATAGGAATTCAAAGTGATTTTATATTTGGAACAGGTAGTGGATGCCAAGCTGGTTATTGTACTGATTAATAAATAAAAACAAATAAACATGAAAACAAACAATCAAACAAATCTATCACTAATTTCTAAAATAGAATGGTGGGTAAAAAAATTAGATGTAAACTCAATTAGAGGAACTTTCGACTGGAATCAATACATGAAATATTTAAAGGCATTAGCAAATGAAAATAAAAAAAACTGATATTCAATTTATTTTAATTGCTGTTTTCTTATTAGTTTGTTTAATTTTGTCTAAGTGATTAGTGAGCTAGTAAATAACAAAATCTACAAACAAATTACTCGGAATGTATGCCACAATCACGAACTACAAGACGACCTTCATTTTGAAGCTGTTTTAATTATTATTGAAAAGAAATTTGACTTAACCGAAATTAGAAACCTTAAACACTTTTTTTCAGCAGTAGTTTGGAGAACCTGGCATTCAAATAAATTTAGAAAAAAGTATTTTGTAGACCATGTTAAGTTTGTAGACAATTTAAACGAGATTATAGAAGAAAAAGAAAATATTGATTATTCAGTATTGATTAACTTTCTCGAGAGTTCACCACAAAATGAAACAGAATTTTACGAAGTCAATTTACTAAGATTGTATATTTTACATGGCGATGCAAAGAAATTAAGCAATAAAACAAAGATACCTTACAGAACAGTAGCAAACGATATTAAATTAATCAAAGACAAACTCAAACGACAGCACAATGAAAAAAATTCTGATAAAGGCGAATATGAATAACCTTAATGGGTTATCCTTTCACCGCTTAATAGTTCCATTCTCAAAAGTCTCTGACATGATAGACTTTCAATGTGATGTATTTCCAGACTTAGATGCAGCGACTGATGAACAGCTTAAACAGTATTCAGCAGTTGTTTATCAAAGAGAAATAGATACAAACGGAAAATCACTTGAAATAATTAAAAAATATCATTCACTTGGAATTAAAGTGATATTTGACATTGACGATATTTGGACATTGCCTAAAAGCCATTATTTAAGTAGGCTTTATGAAATTCACAACATCCCAGCTCAAACAGTTGAAATACTTAAAAATGTAGATTTAGTAATAACCACAACTAAACATTTAGCATCAAAGATTAAAAAGTACAATAAGAATGTTGAGGTAATTCCTAACTGTTTAGATCACGAAGATGAGCAATGGAAACCAAACAAAACTAAAAGTGATAAAATAAGATTTGGCTACATTGCCGGAATTTTTCACAAAGAAGATATTTCAATTTTAGAAATGCCAATTAGAAAGGTATTAAGGCATGATATAAACGCTCAATTTGTTTTAGGTGGATATAATGACAATGCAGATTATAACTATTATGAAAAGGTAATGAGTGGTGGAACTTTAACCGACAAATACCAAAGAGTATATAGTTTACCTGTTCATGATTACGGAAAGGCTTATAATGAAACTGATGTTAGCTTAATCCCATTGCAATCTAACTCATTTACCGAATGCAAAAGCGAAATAAAGTTACTTGAAGCTGGGATGCATGGCAACCCTGTAATTGTTAGTGATGTACTACCATATAACATATTTCCAAAAGAAACTGCAATATTTTTAAATAATAGTGACATCAATGGCTGGTACAAGGCAATAAGAAACCTAAGCAAAGATGAATCAATGAGAAAAGAATATGCAGAAAGTTTACAAAAATATATTGAAAAACATTATAACATAAACAAATGGACTCAAATAAGAAAACAGATTTTACAATCGGTATTGGCGTAACTACAACTCCAAATCGTAAAGAATACGTAAATAGATGGCTAGAATACTTTGAAAAGTTTAAACCTTCTAATTACCATCTGCACATTCACGAAGATGTACACTACAAAGGTGTTGCATACTCAAAAAATCAAAACTTATATACTTTAAGAGACTGCGACTTTATTTTCTTATTTGACGATGACTGCTATCCATTTGAAAATAATTGGGCTGAATATTTTATTAACTCAGGATATAATCACTTACTATACTTAAAACCTAGTCATAATTTAAAAGCTAAAATAAACGATT